AGCTTTTGATATACCATATTGAGCTAGCATATTTAATGCTATTGGGATAACTTGTTGTTTAAGATCTTTTACAGTATCTGTTAATCGTTTTCTTAAATAAAATTCACCATCCATGTTTAATTTGAGTAGGGCAGATAATTGGCTTGTATCTAGCTGGAGGGATATTAGTTTATCTTCAGTAATATCTGCTTTAATAGGTTTTAGTAGGAGTGGGCCTAAATCAAGTTTGGGGGAATCATCTCCTTTATACGGGGTAACCTTTATAGTAGAATAATCTTTAAGTGATATTTTTAATGGATTTCCAATAGAAGGAACAGGAATTTCAAATACACCATCACTTTTAGTTTTGGTTGATTTTGTAAATACACCATTTATGGATAATATTTTAACTCCTTTTAAAGGTAGGTTAGTAAGAGCATCCACAACAATACCTTTAGTTATAGGTGTATCTGGTTTTTTAAGATTTACTTTAGGTATATCCAATGATGGTTTAAGGCTGGATGGGTTTAAAGCACTTAAATTAGTATTGATAGGTAATTTAGGATTTAACATAATGATTACTTTAATTTAATAAATTTTGATTTCATTTTATCTAAATTATCAATAACAGTTTTTATTACGGTAGAGGCATTACTACCTACCATATTACCGGCAGCATCAGGAGTTGGAATACCTCCTGGGAATAATTGGGATGTTTCAAGAGTATCGGCCATTGATTTTAGTGCAATACATAATTGTTTAAGGAGCATTACTGCAGTGTCTCCCAATAATGCCGGTTCAGTAGCGGTTTTTGGGTCAGGTCCTATTCTTATATCCTTACTATGTAAGTTAAATGAAGGGGAATCAGCGTTGATACTCTCATTAGATGATAAACCCACCGATTTGGCTGCACTAATTAAAACACTATCAGATTTCGCATTCAAAACCACCCGATCCGACCACAGTATAACCTGAGGGAGGTTAAATGAAGCTGGGGATATAGGTGGAATTGGGTATGAAGTGAAGTTTTCATTAGCCAAGCTGAATTTTATTGTTTGGTTGGATGTCAGGTATAATGATGCTAAATCATTTTTGATATTCTCTGAGATAGGTACAAATCCAGATTCATTTGTTTTGGCTTGCCCATTTCTAAGTATAGTTATGGGGTTTCCGGTATTATTACCAAATCGTAAACTTTGACCATGTCTACCATAACGGATTATATCTCCCGAATTTTGGGTGAGTGGGTTGATTTTGGCTTCGGTAAATGTTTTTTGTTTTGGGGGTGTTGGTGTGGTTTGGTTGTTTGGTATGCCTAGTTCTGATTTTTTATAATCTTTAATATTATTGGTTGTGGGTGATGGGGTATTAAGTGGGGTTGATTTATTGTTATTAATAGAGCTTCCATCATATAGTGAATGGGGTTGATCATAAAGCCACATAAATCCATTACTATTTGGGGATGGTATTTTATGTAAAGTTACAATTTCACCTATTTCAGGTATATTGATTGTAGATGTAGATTTAGGCAATGCTATATATTGACTACCCACAACATTCTGAGTGATTGCTAGGCACAGTACTGTTCCTATTTTTGAATAGGTTATGCCCCCATTAACTATAGGGTCAGGATTATCGGAGGTAATAACTTTAGTTACCTGAGCTGTTACAGTTTCAGAGTATGAGTTTGGGGTTTGTTGTCTAGTAAGTGGGGAATTGGATTTAACAAGATTGGAAAATCCAAATTTACTGTAGCTCATTATTGTTTAGGTTGGAAGTTCTTTACTTCAGCTAATAGCTGTGCTTTTTCGTCCTCAGTCATACCAAATCCTTCATCTTCAGATTTACCAGTACCTATAGCGCGTTGAATGATAGTGGCCATTTTGATTAATTGTTCATCATTTTTAAGGCCTAATTCCATGTATTCTTTAATTAATGGAACTATTAATGTAGCATCTCCTATATCGTTTATGAGTGGTTTTAATTCACTAATTAATGCAGATATTTGAATTGCTTTTTGTTTTTGGTTGTTATATATTTCTTGGAGTATATCGGAGAATTTTTTCTTCCCAAATATATTAGCATCTAAGTTTCCCATGTGTTTTTACGTATAAATATGGATTATTTAAATTTTATATAACTATTTTCCAAGTAAAACACATAGTTACGTTTAAATACATCATATAACGAATTAGCTATTTTAGTAATACGTGGTGTTTTGGCTTCAGGAACCATTTCGTGGATGTAAATATAAAGTGCTTTTTTATTAAATATATCAATTTGGTCTCGTTTTCTGAATAGTTCCAATATTGAGTCGGCTATTTCTCTATCTTGTTGTTTACTGAATAATTTTTCAATATTTGAATCAAGATATTCAATATACGATTCCATGAATACAAATAACTTATCATCTGATGGGGATAAGTCTGGTGTAAATGAGGGGTTATGGTCTTGGTTTAATTCATCTAATGGTGTTTGGTTTGTTTTTGAATTATAAATTTTATTATTATATATAATACACCATCTTTTAACTATAGTACCAAAATAAGAATATGCCTTTGGTGGAGTTATTTTTGATAATTTATCCATACATTCTTTAGATAAAGATAATGTACCAAGAAAATCATTAATTTGTTGTTGAGTAATTTTATCTACATCACCTACATATTTTTTAAAATCACCACTATATTCTTCTTGAAATTCTTTAGTAATAATTTTAACCAAACGATCTTGTATGTTCTGACTATGGTTGTATAAGTGTAATTTACCCAAAAGAAATACTTCAATTTCATGTTGAAGGTGTTCTAAATTATCAACTTCAGTATTATAAAATTTGAAAGTATGAATTATATTTTGTGTTAATTTAAAGAACGGGTAATGGATGAAATTTTTATAGATCTTATCTCTAATGGTATAATCTGAAGTTTTATTATATAATATAATGGCATCTTCAGTTTCCTGGGTGAAGTAATTTTTATTTTTGGCTACTTTAGGCATAAATGTTTTATTGTTGTTTTATGGAAAACTCATTTAATATTTCTTGGATTTGTTTTATGCCTTCGAAAATTATTCCAGTTTCGTCATCATTAGCAAACGCACCCATTTGGTCTAATTCTTTAATCTTCACATCAGATGCATCAATTACACGGGATAATTTGTCTAAATAACCCAAATAACCTGCAAGTATATCTTCGGATTTTTCTTGCTTCTTTAAAAGGTTCCATGTAGTAAAACCTAATAATAATGTACTAACGGAAAGTACACATGTTAATATTATATAAATCATAATCTATAAGTTATCTAGTAAATTTTTTAAATTGTCACTCTTGATTGAACCCAAGGCTTTATTTCTAACATTGTCTTTTTTAGAGTTGGTGGGTGTAATTTTTGGTGTTGATTTTGAATTTCCTTCTTTTAATTTACCTAACCATTCTCTTTCAAATTCAATACGAGCAGCCATCAAATCAGCTTGATGTACTATGTAAGGTAATGATGTTCTTGGTTTTTGTCCAGGTGTGAATGAAAGTAAATATTTCTTATTCCCTTCATCATATAAACCATCGTGAGTCTGGATTGTAATCATTTCATTAAATGAATATTGAACACCATGAGATTGAAGTAAAAATAAACCTCTATCAGGTACAGATGCAAATGCTAATTTTTCATTAAACATATAATCTTCACCTAACTTATCTCTTCTCCATTGGTCAGTTTGTGGTAGGTAAGATTCATTATCTTCATCACCTAATTTACCTAAATCATGATTTAAAGCAGAAAATACTAATTCCTCAATAGTGTAAGTGGAAGTATCAACTCCATGTTTTTCCCACAATTTATGTTGATCTAAAGCACATCTAATTACTCGAATAACATGTTCTATATATCCTCCAGGGAACGCATTGTGGTATTCTTTTTTATGGGATGCCGGAGTTAACATTAAACGCTCGGAAAATTTATTGTAGAAATCAAGCAATTTCTCTTTTCTAGGTGACTCAATATATTTCTCAATATATCCCAATAACGTCTCCCAATTTTGTACTATTTCTTCAGGTGATAAATTCATAACTAATTGTTTTTAAATTAAAATGCAATATACGAAACCAATATGGGGATATCAAGCTTTTTCACAAAATTCCTTAATGGATTTAAGGAACGCGCATTTTTCATATTCTTCCAAAGATAGATAATATTCAATACATGAATCTAAACATTCAAACAGTTGTTTATGGGGGAAATTTTTTAAACATTCCTGCCATCTTTCATCCTTTAAATCGCACTGATCTATCCAATACCAAGATCTAGAATACATCATGAATTCACCAGCTGAATCTACACTAGACATATCTAATGATTCATCGGATTGCTGGAAGAATTGTATTAATTGTTGTTTAAATGCCTTTCCATTAACTATTAGTTTAATGAAAATTTTAATTTTATAGTATGGGGTTGAAGTATATTCTTCAATTTCCTGCTCAATTTTTTTGTCAGGTCCGTTTTCATCGAAAAATGAAAATATACCAAATATTCCTTCTAAACTCATGACAATAAATATTTAACAATTATTACCAATTGAAACAATAGTACTAATAGCATCATCTACTTCCATTTTAAAAAATTCACGTCTTTTTTTTATACGGTAATCATGAAGGAATTTATGTACCATCCCTTCCAATTTTTTCCCATCAACACACCTAAAAGCAAAATCCATACTAAAATCATCGGGGATACCAGTATGCTGGGATATTATATGTGCTCGGTCATATGGGTTAAGTGAGGTAAATCCAATTTTAACTATACCAGGCATGTATTTGTTAGTCAAAACGTAAACAAATTGTTCACCATGTTGCCCAGCAAATTCACGCTTTGGTTTATTAGTATAATATGTGATTTTTGACCAACCTTCACTATCATCTATTGATGTGAAGTAATACGGATCCATATGTGAGTATCCATCTTCCTCAGTAGATATAAATTTACTAGCTTGTTCTATTGTAATATGTCGCATAACCTTTATTTTTAATTAAATTTTTAGAATCGAACCGTAGCTCCACCTTTATACCACGGTAAACCTTCACGCCCACGCAATGCTTTTTTCCATTCATAATGGGTCATTTTAACTCCATTAATATAATATTCAGCTAACTTTTCATCACCTTGTGGGATTAATGCAGGTCCTTCCCAATTGTGAAGTTTACCATCAAACATGGTAACAATAGTTCCGTCAGGGGTTGTGAATGTCTTGCCTTTTTGATATACTTTATCCATAATATTTATTATTTATATACTTAAATATACACATTTCTCCCCCAAAAGCCAAATAAAATTTAATCAATAGTCAATGTAATATCACCAGTGCCTCTTAAATTTAATTCGCCTCCGGATATATTAACAGCAGGTGTAAATTTAAATGAATTTGAGCCCGAATTTAAACAGAAAGCAGCTTGGTAAAATGAAGATGAAACCCCATTAACTACATTGGTAAAATCCGAAAATGAACCGGAAATGGCTTTTTTGGATGTTTCATCATAATATCCATTGGCGTTTCTAAGCGATTCTAACGTGAGATAAGCGCAGAAAATTGGGTTTGCGATAACGAATGTGTAAGTTGTTCCTTTCGTTAAATTTGGCGCATAACTTCCACTACCATTTAATTGAATTGATGTGTAATTAGTCATATACTTATTTTTTAAATATTTCTTGAATTAATAATACTGGGGATAATGAAATTGAAATTATACCCCCAGTTATTATTAGTAATGTTTTTAATATGTTAATCATGGTTATAAATATCTAACAGTATATACCTTACCGGCCTTACGATTTAGGGTATCTGGATAATAATATTTAGGTGGGTTTAAGGGTAATTGGGTTGGTTTACTTTCACAGTAGTTTAAAATATGGATTAACACTATAAAGTAAAATAAGGTTTTTAGTTTGGTTACCATTTAATTGTTTTTTAAATTTATAATTACAATTAAATAAAACTATTAAAGGAAAAACAATTCTAATTTGTTCTGGATATAAATATGGAAAAAGAATAAAAATACTTGGAGTACTATATTTTGTGTTGTATATTCAAATTGGGGTTAAAAATAGGAATAAAGATGAGAGATAAGGGGTAAGGGAACGGGTGATGGAACGGATGAGAATATGGGGTGTTGGGTACTGGATATAACATGGGGTGGGGAACCATAACCTATATCAATATATATTTTGTCGATGCAACGAAAAATTGTAAAGAAAAGAGATTAAAATTCCGTGATATTATATCAAAATGGATATTTCGGGAAAAAATATTTGGGTTTATGGGGGGTTTAACGTATATTCAAATTGGGGTTAAAAATAATGATAAAGGTTAGGGAATAAGGGATGTATTCGTTATCCGGGTGGTACGGAAATATCGGGTATAAATGGATAATGATGATATGTTGTATATATAGGTATATAATGGGTCGATGTGTAAGGATCGTTTGCGATTTATAGAGGCGTCTAATATTCACGCCCCACACCACCCCCGCGCCGTATTGACACCTGCGCGCGTGGGATATAACGCGATATACCATATATATACCGTACCATATATCACATCCAGTACGCCGGCGGTACGAGATAAGGGATCTATATTTCTATAGCCCCTGGGTTTATATTATGGTCTCGGTTTAATATATTACATCTCATTTCCGCTTGTATTTCTCTATCTATGGCTCTAAACATACTAAATGCTTCATCTACAGTCATATTATCAAATTCATAACCCAGGGTTTCCATTATTAATTTAACTGCTTCTAATTTCTCAAATGCGCTTAAATTTTTCATAACCATATGTTTTAACTTATTTATACTTGAATATACGAACTGGATTTATATTATCTTGTTCCGCTGAATATAACTTTTATATCATCAAATAATTCACTTAACTCATCCTCATTATCTAAATCTATTGCGATTGATCTCTCATTAATAACATTAATCAATTCTTCAGCTGTTGAAACATTCATTTGATCAGTTAGAAACTCAATATCATCACTCATATCTTCACCTTCATCCTCACCCATTTCTTCTAATATTTCAATTTCAGA